CTACCCATTACATTCTCCTAAAAAAAGTCTTTATAGTTTGGTTGCGATCCAATAGTAAACCAGTCATCTGACGATACATTTCTACGCGAGCCATTGTTATAATTAATATTGTCTAAACTTTGCGAAACTGGATTTGCTCTGCCAGTCTTTGTTGCCATATCCACCCATCTAGGCAAGGTTTGCTGTGGTCCTTGCTGATATGACTGAGCAGGACTTGTCTCTCCTGTACCAGTGCTTAATGCTTGACCTATTAATGATGTTGGTGATGATGTTTTTGGGGATAAACTAGACATGTCTAGGCTAGTCTTCTGCTTCATCCATCCTCTCATTGGTTGTTTCATTTTTTCTCCTATCCGAATGGTCCACCCATTGCATTGTAATTATTAAACAAGGCGTTGTTGCCACTGACTAAATGTGATTTATCAATAATAGGTACATCTGTTATAGCACCTGAACCATCATTAAAACCACCAGTACCATACATGCCCAATCCTTTAGACAATAACATCAAACCTTGATCGGGTTTAAATGCGTTATTGATCTCAGTTTTAGATACTGTATTGAAGTAGTCACGAGCCAGTCCACCTATAAGGTTTTGTTCTTGTAAATTTCTTCCAGTGTTAACCGCTTGGTCTTTTCGACCAAGGTATGGCACTTTAACCTTCGCATTCAGGTTCGCTTTGTTATTAGCACCAGTTAGTATCTCTTGTATCTTTCCAGTTAACGCATCTGTATAAGCATTATTACTAACGCTACCTTGGCTATCATATTTATCAACATCTTGAAAGTTGGTTACTGAAGCAATAGACTTAATAACTGGCGCTAACTTGTTCTCTAAAATCTCATCTTGAGCTTCTAGCTCCGCAACATTTTCATAGTTTAAGAGGTCTTTCTCACGCAAGAGTTTCATCTTGTCTTGCTCCTCTAACATCCTATTGTTTGCTAAAGCAATTTGCGCCTTACCTTTCTCCTCAGCTTGCGCTTGGGCATAGCCTTGTACAAGCATCGAAGCAATGATTGCTATCCAATTCATAATTAACTCCTAAGTGTTAGTAAAGTAAGTCTGACCAAACCTATCATCATCGTCTTCAGTCTGTGCATTTTGGTATCGTTGATTGCGATTGTAAGCTTTCCAGTTATCAAACATGTTATCCCAGTTCTGAGCCACGTTACTCTCATTGGCTTGGTTGTAATTCAATAGCATGTTATTACTTGCTGACGATAAAGCACTCTCTTGCTCAAGACCACTCTGAACAGAATTTACCAGTGTTGACCTAGTTCTCTCATCCGCGCCTTCTAAGTTGTTCTTTTGGGTATCTGCTATATCATTTGCACGCTGAATATTGTCTGTATAACCCTCAAGAAGATCGCCTGATTTATCAACTTCAATGCTAGATCCAGTTAAATTATTTCTAGCCAAGTTAAACATTAAATTTCTTTTTGCGTCTCCATAAGACTCATCAAGCGCTCCTTTATTTAAGTCATAGACATTTTGCCTATGGTCAGCATATTGTTGTTTTCTCCCATCTGTGCCGAACAAAGCATTAACAGCATCAGTACCCTGTCGAATCCTTTCTTCTTTTTCTTCTTGAAGTCTTTTCTGCTCAGACGCACCACCATCACCACCACCAAAACCCAATTGTATTGGTGTTATCAAATTCATAAATAATTTATGTAAGCTAATCATAATTCCATTCCCATTGTTATATGTAAAAAATCCCACCCTTTCAATTGTTTTTCCCAGCCTTTCCTGCCGATAAATTCAATTCGTTTTAAGCCTGCTTCTTTTGCCACTTGTGCAATTTTGGCTAGTGCTTCTTTTTGATAATCACCCCACTTGGACTCACCTACGTTGGCTAAAGTGAAAATCCTTAGAATATCGTAGTGGTTGTAATTAACAATTCTTGTACTGGCTAGTGCCACCCTAATGTCTTGATCGACAATAACTTCCCAAATATGAAAGTGTTTTGAATCGCTCAATACACGTTTTAGTATATCGTTTGCTGTCCACTCACCTTGCGAATGAACCAATGCTTTATCTAAATGCTGGCGTATATCTTCCCAATTGTCGATACACTCATCTTGACTTAGCATTCGTATCTCAGTCATTTATAAAATACCCATTGAATCAAAAGTAATATTCACAAGGTTTAATTCCCAAAACTGGTCATTATTATTAATAAACTTAGGCTGAACGTGTGTTGCTACGATTGGCAACGCAACCATACCCCTATCTCTAAAGTCTCCTGACACTGCAATAGAATGCGTTGTTGTTTGACTCTCGATACCAACATCAAACTGAGCAGTACAATCGCCTACTTGTGATATATCAAAGGCATGTATTTGCTTTAAGGCTGTATTGGCTTTAAAGTCTAGCTCTGAAAACTCAACCAATGTTTCGTAGTTAGTGCCATTATCCGAATAAACGCTAGAGCTTGTTTGATAAACAGATGTGCCACTCTTAAATGCCACCTCATTATTGTGCATCATCATGTCATCAATGGTAAAGGCATATTCGTAATACGACCAAGCTGATAATTTAGCTGTCTTCGAGAATGAGTAAATCCACACTTTGTTGCCAATTGAACACCAAAATTGACCATCCTTATGATTGTATAAACTAATAGCACCTGCCTTATTTAATGGCACAATCAGCTTATCAATTGGAGATCCCACATCCATATCAGCCAGTGACTCAACATTATTCTGTACTGCGATAGATCTAAAACCTGATTCACTCAAGAAATACAAGTCACCAGTTACATTTGCCAAAGACCTGTGTTCATTAGAGCCTTCAAAGATGGTTGACCTATGACTGGTTTGTGCTGGATCGGGATCAACCGCCCACTCTAACGACCTGTTATTGTGCATTACAATCAATGCGTTACGATATTGACTTAACGCTGTTACATCTGTTGACGTGTCTGTAAAGTTGCCTGTTGCAATAAAACCTGCGTTATCAACAGTATTCCAATTTCTTGGATTGTTAACCTCACTAAAACGAACAATATCACCATCTTTAGCGTAAATCTTAGAGCCTGCTACTGTAAATATTGGTGAATGAGGACAATTAGACTCAAAGGTATCAGCATTGCCATCTAGGTAGTGATACTTACTTACACCACTCCAATCAGCACACACGAAGATAAAGCCATTGAACAAGACTGCCGAATGAATATCAGTTAATACTTCTGCGCCATTAGTGATTTGATTAAAAGTTACGCCATCAGGAACAGTGACAGTTGCTGGGTCTTGAGAGCCAAATATCTGCACAGAACCATTCGCACTATACATGCCAAACGTATCGATCGGCACTTCGCCTAAAGAGATCGTGCCTTTACGCTTAGTGATTGTCTTACCTGTGTTGATATAGGCATTCTTTAAATCAACCAAACGATTGGCACTAGATACTGACGCTGGCTTTCTAACGTCTATACCTACTGACCATTTATCTACTGTTAATGTCTTCATTTTCTGTAATATCTCTTTTGTCCTAATGAAGCATCGCGCTTCTTGTCTAACTGAGCTTTAAACTGCTGTTGCTCTGTACTTGAGTCCATCTTGTAATGGTTCTTCAAGTCGATTAAAGCTAGGGTAAATACAATCTCGTCATCGAGTGATAGTTGTTCACCATCTTGAGTTAATGGCGCAGGCTTTTGAAAATACTCAAACCTAATTACATACGCCTTATCAGGAATAGGGTTAACCATTAGCTGACCATCAAGCACGTCATACTTGTTTGGAATAGATCGAACCGTATTGTTCTCATCAATGATGTTAATTCCGTTTTTTAATAACTTGAACTTGCCATCAGCACCTGTAATAACAACATCAATAATCTGACGATAGTCGCAATCATCAGGGAAGTCATACATGACAGAACCAGCTACAACATCCTTATTAGATACTTTACGATTAAGCAAGAAGTCATATTGAAAAAACAGTTGGCTCTGTGCATGCTCAATGATTCCATTAATTAAAACCTTGTTGTTATCGTGTCCTTGAGTATCAGAAAAGCCTAATCTAACTAATAACTCTTTACGAACTTCTTGTAATGTCTTCACTACTCCCCCTTAGTCTATTGGTTGCCTAAAAGCTTTTGTAAAGCCATGTAGTTTTCCATGTCTGTTCTTGGTTGTTCAGTATCAAAATCAGGCTGAGAATCGAACCCCCAATCAGCAGACTGTTCCCTTTGTGGTCTCGTTACTCCTTCTAACTGCCTAATACCTTCCATGCGCTCAATACCAGTGTCTTGGAAAGATTGTTCAATTTGACCACGAGTTAAAGAGCCAAGGCCTTTTTGGATTGAGTCAAACATTGGCGATACATTATGATATTGATTATCAGGCACCGTCTCATAGTCAGAAAGATAGTCAAATACTTCTTCCATTTCTTTAGGTTTGTACTTAGGGTTGGACCTACCATCCATGCCAGTTGGTAAATTCCCCATCTGCATAGTGTCTGCATAATAATCATTCCAATTATCATGTTGCAAAGGCTTCCACTCAATTGGCGAAATAAGGTTCTTAATCAATATGTCGTGAATCTTTTGATCGTCAAGCTGTCCTAAGTTCTGCTCAATCTCTAAGAATACATCTGCATCATAAGCACCATCCCAAGGAATGTTCGCATTTATGGCTATTAGTTCTGCCATACTGAGAACCTCATCCATGCGAGCGTTATTAGGATCGCTTTCATTGTATTGTGGCCAATCACCTGAAGGTCTTTGGTCTTGTTTAAGCATGTTAATCACTGATTCAGGCATACCGCCTTCATCCTGAACAGGATAACCATCAAGTAACTGCTCTGTTGTTACGTTGTACTTATTTTTCAAAGCATACAAGTCACCCATATTCTGAACCGTAGATAACTCAGTCAGCATATTCCTTTCATTAGCACCATTATCAAAAGCACTCATTGCATCAAAACCCATTTTTATTTCTCCTTATTCTTTAAACACTCACACACACAAGGTTGAGCTTGTGGCATCATCATTTGTTGACCCATTCTCATAGGCATATTCATAAACTCATTAAAAAACGCATAACTCGCGGTTGTAATTGTTATCCCAATTGTTAAATACAACACAGTAAATTTATTCATTCTTATATTTCTCCTTCGCTTTAACGTAACCGCGTTTATTTGCTACCCAAGGCGCTACAATTAGCGATATAAGTAAGAATGCTATAAAGCCAACTACTGACCAAACTATGCCCTTTTCAAGCACGTATGCGACAGCTTGCTCTTTTGTCTTAATATCAGCTACATTTGCTTCTGCTGGGATAATCTCATCGTAAGCCATTGATGTTGCTAGGTTAGCTATTGCAGGCATTGGCCCTGCTACAACATAAGCAATACCAGTCGTAACACCTGTCTTGCCAATATTCCTTAACTTCAAGCTTTCACACCCCCCTAAAAAGGTTACTATTACTAAAATTATTAACAATCTAACTCTCATGCAATAAAAAAGTTAATTGGTAATACCCAAGGATCAGGCAAGTAAGCAAGCCATCTACCATCAATAAGCTCGACCCAAAACACTACTTACACTTGCCTATCTTTCTACAAATCCACATCAACCAGTTTGTTATTGTCTTGCTGGTAAAGCGACCATTCTTTTCTCTTGGCTGTTTCATTGTTCTAACGTCTTTCTTTTTCTTTCTTCCATAAGCCACTCAAGGTATTCATCATCGTCATACATTGGTGTAATTCCCTGTGATCTGTCGTTATGTATGTAGGTCTTTGGCTTCTTCATTAACTCATCTAAACCAAAACCTTTACTTTGTGCTTCCTCTAACGCTTTAACAATCCATTGAAGTGCTTCCATCAGTCTCTATCTCCTAGTTGTCTCATCTTCTCTCTCTAATAATTGTGTAAATCTCACTAAGCATTGTTTTAATTTCTGCCATATCGGATTTATAGTCAGCCTTCAAAACATATTCTTTAGGCATCATCGTCTGACATGTGTTCACCTTTTCTTCAAACGCCCTTTGGTCTTTAATAATATTGCGTATCACTGACACAAGAATTGGCACTAATATGGTCATCAAGCCAACAGATATGTTGACCAATATATTTATAAAATCCATTAAGCATCCTTGTATATAAATCTGTCTAAATATTCTTTTTGGCTGATTAATACGCTAGTGTCAAAGTTGCGTATCTCGTCCATTTGCTGTTGTGCGTTAATCTCATCAACATATTTGTACTTATGTTTATTTCTTGGCTCAAAGTTAGTGCCACTGAATGTAGGTAGTGATTGTGGCTCTTGCGCTTCAAAACCATCACCAGCAGGGAAATACCCATAACCAATAAGTTTTGCTATCCAGCAATTAGGAATAAACAACACATCCTTCATAGGTGGTAACAATGCCTTCTTACAAGTCTCAAGCCACTCTTTCATACGTGCAGTGATGTGCGTAGCTTTTCCTCTTGACTTCCAAAACTTTGAATCTTCCCTATGAGACAGATAATACTGGGTTGATAAAAAATCCAAGGTATCTGATAAAGAAGTGCTGGTTATATCGTTATAAACCTCTTTACTCATGCGATTATTCAACACCTCGTGAATGTTATAAACCGAATGCTGAACATTCATAATTAACGTAGCTTCCATTGGCTCAATAAATCCAGCCGACAAACCAACTGCAACCACATTCTTTGAATAAGGCTCTGAATAGTGACCAGTGTTCATAGGAATAATAAAAGGCTTAACACCCTTAACTCTGTCACCTATCACTTCTCGCATTTCAGCTTCCACTTCTTCGTCTGTTATAAAGTTTGAGTCATACACATAGCCATTAACCATAGTGCTATACAAAGGAATATTCCACATCCAGCCAGCGCTCATTGCTTTTGCACCTGTACGTGGGTTCATTTCTTTATGAGCATCAATATAAGCTACTGGCATAACCATCGCCTTATCGTGCGTTAAATACGGTTCTAGCGACTTTCTAGGTGTATCGCATACTTTGTCAATCAATAGACGTTTAAAGCCAGTACAATCAATAAACAAGTCTGCTGTATGCTTTCCACCTTTATCGTCAATCAGCATCTTCACGCCAGCATCATCGTGAATGACACGATCAATGTGTGCTTTAATGTGTGTCACTTGGTCTGAGAAATGCTCTTGTAAGAAATCACCAAGCAATCCTGCATCTAAATTGTACGCGTGTGTCTGAACATAACCACCATAAGACTTTGTGGCGCGATACACATAAGCATCCTTTCCGTCTTTAGTTTTGTTAATCTTACCTTCATCATTCATGCCAACGTGTGCTGAGAATATGCAAGACTTATAAAAATCCTCTCTTGATAAATCTTGTTCAGCTCTTTGCTTGTTCCAATATGGGAATTTATTTTCATCCACCTCAAAACTATTCCACCAACGAGAGCCTTTGTAATCCCAGTCATCATACAAAACGCCAAGCTTATAAGTGCCATCCATCTTAGGTAGCCAGTAAGATTCATTGGGATAACCAATATCATCAAAGAAGCGTTTTAAGTAAGGTGTTGTTGATCCGCCAATAGTTATTTTTCCAACAGTCGGAGACTCAATAATAGTTATGTCGTATTGCTTACGAGAAGCTAAATATGAAGCACACATCCAGCCAGCGCTACCACCACCCACAATTGTTATCTTCTTCATGTGATATTCCTCACAATAACGATCAAAGATAATAGAATCCACATCGTATTAAACGCCAATAATGTTGGCAGTCCTTTTCTCATGGATGCCCAAATAAGCAATGATGATGTGACCAATGTTGCAAAATGCAATTGCCAAATCTCTTGATGGAATATTAGTGCTGGGATAATAATTAACGCTTTAGCCGACCAAGCTAAAAACTCAATAATGTTGTAATCAGTCCAGTAGGATTTATCAAGCCACTTATTCATACACGTGGCAACCCTACCCCAACCAATGATTGAGTAAAGTATTGTTACACTTGCAATGAATAGTATTGAGACTGTCATTCTTCCCTCGCTAGACAGCTTCCAACTGGAACGCTATTCATAAATTTTGAATATTTGTTTTTGATAGTTTGATAGGTATCACTTTTAAATGAAGCAATTGGCTTGTCTAATAGCTGGTCTGTTGCTGGGCAAAACACCAATTCAGAAGCGCTATTGATATACATAAACATCTGCATCTGCGCTGGGCAATGAGCATTCACATCACCATCCATATCGGGGTCGTATGACTGAACAAAGGTAAATCCAAGCGCACTAGCTGAATCTTTACATATCTCAAATATCTCTTTAGCTTCTTTGTCTTTACGCCACTTATTACCCTTGCCTGTTGTTTCCCATACTCTTAAACGAGTAACACCAAAGTCTGACAGTTCTTTAAATATGCTGTCTATATCTTTCAAGTTGTAAGCGCCAACAGTCACTGTTCCTACTGTTTCAATGCCCACCTTGATAGATTGCTTTATTGCTGTTACTTGTTTAATGTACGAGCCTAATACTTGATGAACATTGTCATGTCGTTTCGAGCCTTGATAGTTGAATTGAATCTGACTAACACCTAGTAGTGCTAAATCTTTTGCCCAGTTGCGAGTCCAATCACCATGCGTACAAATATGCACCATAAAGTGCTTGGTAGCTTCTGATACCATCTGCAAGAATTGTGGATGCTCTGTTGGCTCGCCACCAGTAATACTAACTTGATGAATACCCATCACCTTTAACTTAGCAAGCACATTCTTAAAGTCGTTAAGTGTCATTTCTGAGTTTAAGTCCTCATTAAAACCACCATAGCACCAAGCACAACCATGAGAGCATTTAGATGTTATATCTATATACCCCCACTTAGGCGTACCATTAAATTGGTCAACCTTTTGTTTAGATGAATAGGACTTATCCTTTGAGAAACTAACTAGGCACATCTTCTAATTGAGTGTAAACACTCTCATCACTGGCAGTGCCATCAGCGTAGAACGTAGTTGCCGAGAAGCCATTAGAACCTAGGAAATCGTAAACATTATCGGTATTAGGCATTACCCCATTAGATGGATAATAAACTGTAAAAGTGTCCTCACCTATATAACTACCAGTACCCGCAATAGGTTTATCAAACTTTATGTTGTTAATATTGCCAACATGATAGGTCTTAACTTTTATCACACCTTTATATATTTTAAAGGATAGTAAGTTCCTGCAAGATGGGTCTAATACCACATCTGATAAATCCACTGGGGAATTGGAAGGTTTTTCATTTACATAAATACCGAAAGACCCGTTTTCACCTACGGATACTCCTAATATTTCACAAGTAGGTGTATAGATACTTTTAATATCGTTAAAGATACTTTCGTATTCAGCCAACCCTTTATAAAACTCTCTTTTTCTTATCTTTTTATTTAAATATACTATCATGACCATACAATTCCATAATAAGGACCTGTTCCGTTTTGTTGAGTTAAATGAATTTTATCTGTTAATCCATTAGTAACTGCTTTCCATATAGGACCGCCAGGGTCTGTCGTATCAAGGGTTAAAGTCGCTTTGTTTTCACCGTTGGTATGCGTGAAGCTTTGATGGTCGTTGTAAAACGACTGAACAGTTGACCAAGTTAAAGCTGAGGTTGCGCTTTGGTAAATACGCCTACTACCAACAACATAGTTTTGCCCTACAAAGCCAGCATAATAATAAAATCTTGAACCGGGTATTCCATACCCCGGGTTTCCTGCATCATAATAATACCAACCCATAACCCTTTGATTAGTAACGACACCGCCCGCACCGATAGTACCTACCCTATGTAACTTCCAAATGGATTGCATATCAATTGTGTAGTCTGAACCCCCCATAATCCCTAAAGACGCAGAAATGGAAACATTTATACCGAGGTGATACCCATTACTATCACTGAATGTTCTATTGTAAACTGTTAAACTTTGGGTCAAAGCTTGACCAAAACCAGAACTTACATATGTATAGCGATTTTCATTGTCGTCATTAGGGTTGTAAATGTAGTTTACCGACCTAGCGCCAGTCCAAATACCACTACCATT